CGATCCTAGTACCGTCGGGTTGGAGCTTGTCTTTGAATCGGCATGTCTGGCCGTTCACCGTAAAGAGTGATGACCGTGTGATGATCGACTCTTTTGATGACGTGTACAGTGGGGATGAAAAATCGAGCGTATAACTTTGTGCCCTTTCGAGCGACGGGACGAATCGCTTCTTGACATACACACGGGCCGTCGAGTTGATCACACCCTCTGACGAATCGTCGACTGCCGAGAGGAGAAGTGAATGACGGAACACCGATGAAAACGTATCCAGATTTGCATCATTAAAGGCAATGATCGCATTCCGGACCGTCGATTCGAGCTGACCCTGTGACTGTGTCGTTTTGGTCGGGTCATATTTAAAGAACACGTCAAGGTTGATGTACGTGAACTGTGGGTCAATAATCTCGGGTTGCACTGTGACAACTGACTTGGGGATCACAATCTCATTGAGGATCTGATCCTTTTCTTGGTTCGATAGGATCTCTGAGTTCTGTGGCTTGATCGAGATGAACACCTTCCCATACACGGGTGGATCATTATCCTCACCGCCCCATGCTTTGATCGAATCAAGGTTCGAGAAGTTTTCGCGAACAACGGCCTCAAAGTCCTGTGGCGTGACGGCACGATTCTGTGATGCAAAAGAAAGGGGCGCATTGAAACGGATCTCGTCGATCCGCTCTTTCCCCTCGCCACCACGAGCGGGTTGAGTTGTCGTGATCGTCAGGTTTGAGTTCCCTTCGATGGTCTCGGTCGTCGTGAATACTCGCGCCCCGTTCGCCTCCTCTCGGTTGGTCGAGATATACTCGATCCGCACCAGATTATTATTCTGGAGTGCTTTGCCGATCACACCATCCCCAAAGGTGACCTCATATAACCCATCTGGATTCTCGGAGATAAAGTAAATCGGTGAGTCGGCACTGATCGATGTGATCTCTTTGGCCGGCGTGTACGCCTCTGAGGTGCTCGATGTCGGTGAATCAAACACCTCGACCAGCAGAGTTGACGTATCGGCATTCGGGTCAGGGATCAGGATCTTCTCGTTACCACGCACATCATACAGATACTCGACCGTCTTGACCGATCCTTCGAGAATTGAGACTGACTCAAACTGCGCATTGCTGGTCGAGTACTCCTGATCGGTCACAAAGTTGTATGTCGTATTCCCGATCTTGGACTTCAGGCGGAATCCCTTCGGCAGGGTAAGCGACTGAGACGACGGATTGTTGACCGTGATGTCGACCACGGCAGTCGGGGCCGATGATGACTTGGGTGTGTATCCAAGCTGGCGGGCATGACCGACGACCGAACCACGGAATTGGGCCGTGTCGAGGAATGTCTCATTGATACCAAGGTTTGCGTTCACGGCATTGTAGTGAGTCGCATATGCAAGGATATCGACCAGTGTCCCAAGGGCCGAACCCTCGAAATCATAATCCCGGAACTCGTCCTGATCCCGAAGATACGATTTGAGATTAGACTTGATGTCCTCGAAATCTATCTCCGAGACACTTAACCGTTTGTTGATGTTTGGATCGGCCATCTATTTGTTACCTTATCTGAGACGCTCGACGACGAATTCGACTGATGTGACCTCGGCTTGAGGCGACAGGATTTCAAACTCCATAAAGATTCGCATGGCATTCCGGTCAGGAACCGCGGTCACCTGTACGTCAAGGATACGGACACGCGGCTCGTAGTTTGCTATCGCAACACGGATCTGCTCCTCGACCAGTGATGCCGTAATCCCATCGAAGTTCTCGAAAAGATAACTCCGCAGATTACCACCAAAGTCGGGGAGGAACGGACGCTCACCACGATTGGTCGACAGGATATTGACGATCGATTGTTTGACCGCCTCGGTATCTCTCTTGATCGAAACTGCATCAGTGACGGGATTTCGCTTGAATGCAAAGTCCAGATCACTGTACGTTTTCTCTCGTGCGCGTATGCCTAAATCTGCCATACTATTATTTATACCCTTAGTTGGCGAATACGTTCGGTGAACCGGATATCATTGACCCTGCGTCGGCAGAATCACCAATTCGCCCAACGGGAATCCCTTCGATAAACACATTCGGCGAACCCGCATTCAGATTCGCAACATGAGGGGCACACGGTGGGTCAGGTGGGACCGGATGCGCGACCGTCGGGGCACCGACCACTGCCGCAAGAATCCCATTCACGAACACCGAACCCTGATTTGCCGACGCGAGTGTCGTTGTACCCACGCAACCATGGCCTGTCGAGAGTGTGTCCCCTACCCGTACAACTGCCGGCATTACTGTGCACTCTCCTGTGTATTCGCGAGTGCCGCTTCGTTTGCAGCGCCCGGACCAAGTGGCCCGGAGTACCGACCAGCGGTCTCAAATGCATCCTTGATCGAGCGTGTCGGGAATCGAGGTATTGTCTCAAAGTCCGAAAGGCCGATCCGCGATGTCAGATCATCTTTCCCCGGAGGTTCGGGTGGTCCATCAGGGGTAGTGGCCGGCTGAGCAAGTTCGACGACCGTGTCGCCAACCTTGACGATGTTTGGAATATCCTTACACAGGTTCAGTGGCGTGTTCAGTGGGTCGCGAATAAACTGCTCGACATTCTCAATAATCCGATCGATCGCCGGACCGGCATCCTGATACGCATCACGTAGTTCGAGAAGCTGGGCAATAGTCCCACCCGGATTTGCCAGTGCCTCTTCGGATAGGATGTTGAATAGATCCTCCTGCAATCTGCGCTGCACGACCCCCGGATTATTCTTGACGGCATCCGATAAGGTTTCTACCTCTTCGGCAAACCCTTTGACTGCATTGATCGCATTCTTTCCGGCAGTAAGGACCTGATTGATCTCTTTCTGGGTCTCATTGATCTGATTAACGATCCCAGACTCGCCACACAAACTGTCAAATAGTGATGCCATATCTTATCCTACGGGTTCAAGTTGATGTTCGGTCCACCGATCATGGTGATATCACCGCCGGCAGTTACATCAATTGTCGAACCAGCCTGAGTTAGCTGGAGACCACCGATGGTCTCGATTAAGTTAGAGTCAGTATCAAATTCGATATTGTCGACAGACTCGAGACGATGACGCCCTTCCGTGGTCACGAGTCGCTGCCCGACCGTCAGTATCGATTCGGCACCCGTGGTCACGATGTTTGAATTCGCAGTGATTGTCTGTGAGCGATCACCTCGGACAATCAGATCAGATGTCCCGCCAACAGTCTCTGTGTGATTCGAGTCAACGAGGATCGTCTGATTGCCACCACAGTGGAGCGAATGTTTCTCAAGGATGTTGATCGCCTGATCGGCCCCGATCTCGGCGGTATCATTGCTCCCGATCTTGGTTGACCGATTCCCCCGAACGAACTCATACTTGTTGCCATCGATCTCGGTGATATGGTCGCCCTTGATTAACTGGCGGACCGTCCCGTCGACCGTCATGTTCAGATCACCGGCAATGTAGATGTTTTGATCTTGCAGGGTGATCGAGTATCCATCACCCACTATCTTGATGGTCGTGGTCCCGTCGGCGAGTACTTCGTGATAGCTCCCCGAGCTGTGCGATTTCGTGACCCGTTCTTTCCCGGGTGTCGAGTCGTATTCCTCAAGATGGCCGGCCTCAAACTCACGGACCGCGTTGTACGGGTACTGCGACTCGAGTGATCCGCGCAGATCCTTTTCGTCAAATGTTGTACGATCGAATTTCTCGTCCGGTACCTCGGAAGATACGGTCGGTGTTGGATACGCCTTTGCCCTTGGGATCTCGGTCTGCCGCTGTTCTTTGCGCTGATTGTATGTTGGATGCTCGGTCCACCGATCCTCATCCGACACGAGTGAGAGATCTGAATTCGATCCGTCGCCTGTCCAGCGCGGATTCGCACCAAACGGATCGGAGAATCCTTCCTCAAAGTTGGGCGGCTCTTCCTGCGATGACGGGATCGAACCCATCACGATCGGGTCCTGCATGTTCGGGTCAAGGTACGTAACTACGACCCATGTCCCCTCGACAAGTTGCGATACCGTCGCCCCGGCAGTCGGTGTGTTTGCAGGTTGCACGACCATCGACCACGGGAGATCTGATATCTGTATATTATTCTTCCGATCGGGTGAGTGTACCCCGAGTACGCGCACACGTACGCGCCCGCGCTTGAGCGGGTCATTCCGATCTTCGACAACACCAACGTAAAAGTTATTCATACATTATCACCTTGCAGAGAACTCAATGTCCTCGCGAACACGCGGCGGATCACCAAGGTCTGGTTCATCTTTATTGGGTTTGAGATTCGCACGATCACCCATCCCATCGCGAATGAGTTCGACGGTCATCGTGTACTCGCCATTTTTGATGTAGTGGCGAATCGCCGAAACGATGTATTTACCCGAGTTGACCTTGTCCTCATTGTCCTCGGCCTCCTCGAATTTAGGCGAGAATCGCGGGAGGTTGTATGTCACAGTCTTCCCGACCCCAAATTGTTCGTCCGTCCCCTCGGGGATACGTACCGAGTCCATAAAGATCGTGACATTCTCGGTATCCATGCGCTCGCGGTATGAGCGGAGGATCATCTTGTCGAGCTCATCGACCCCATTGATATTGGGAAACGAGTTCTCAAAAGCATCGCGATTCTGGTGCACAACGACATTCTTGGTATCGTACTGGGAGTTGAATCTCACTCCATCGAGGGCAAAGAACTCGGAGATAAAGTTCTTGGAGATCGGTGGTGCATGTTCCCAGAAATCAAAATCCGTGACAAATGCCTCTTTGCGCGTCGAGTCGACTACCGTCGTGAAGGCCGCATACGCACCCTCGGATACACGAGACAGGGTGTCAAAGTTTCGTGGCATCATGTGTTCGTATATCTGGCCACGATTCTCAAGTGCCTGTCGTTGTCCCTCACCAGTGTCTGATGATTGGTTCACTGTATTTGACGGGTCGATTTCAAAAATAGGTTCTTGCTCGAACATACGACCAAGTGAATCTAACCGTGGGCGATCCTCGTACAGATTCTCGTACACAAAGAATGGGGTCTGATCTTCGGCAAGGGCAGCCGAGCAAACCATGTCGATTGCTTGTAGAGGCTTGATGTACGGGAATACGATGTTGTACGAATCCTTGGCCTCAACCATCACCTCAAGATCATCGTTCAGGAATTCGTCGTACACCCCTTTGATGATTTCGTCGCCCCGTCCCGTGTATGCCTTGGAGAATAAGGACGTTGCGTTGCGCATTTGCTTCTCGGACGTGATACGCAGACCGTATGTCCCCGTGTTCTCGAGTACGGGCTGTACATCAAATACCGACGTGACAAAGAACTCACGTTCCA